TATATTACCGCCAATAAGCCCCGGACCAGTTATAGTTGTATATTGAACTGTTATTGATGGATTTTCAGTATAAGTACCGGGATGAACAATAATTGTTTTGCGTTGAGATCCTACTAAAGTTAAAGCCTTGGTAATAGATGCAACTGGATTTAATAAGTCACCATTACCAGTGGTATCATTTCCGTCTACTTGGCTAACATGGATTTCATTATCATATCCTGTAAAGTTTGTTCCTTGGACACCTTGACTACCTTCCAATCCTTGGACACCTTGTAAACCTTGAGAGCCTTGACTACCAATACTGCCTTGAACTCCTTGAGATCCTTGACTACCTATATTACCCTGAACTCCTTGTAAGCCCTGAACGCCTTGACTACCAATAGAGCCTTGAACACCTTGGGTTCCTTGGCTACCTTGGCTTCCGATGCTTCCTTGTGAACCTTGAGATCCTTGACTACCAATAATACCTTGAAGGCCTTGAGTTCCTTGGATTCCCTGAGATCCTTGACTACCAATACTACCTTGAACACCCTGCAAGCCTTGAATACCCTGACTGCCTATGGTGCCTTGAGTTCCTTGATTTCCAATACTTCCTTGAACTCCTTGTAAGCCTTGAACGCCTTGGCTACCTATACTGCCTTGAATACCCTGTAAGCCTTGACTACCTTGAACTCCTTGAGATCCTTGACTACCTTGACTGCCGATAGCTCCTTGAGCGCCCTGCAAACCTTGACTACCCTGACTACCAACTAAACCTTGGATACCTTGCAAGCCCTGATTACCTTGGACACCCTGTAAACCTTGACTACCCTGACTTCCAATACTCCCTTGAATTCCCTGACTACCTATAATTCCTTGAACTCCCTGCAACCCCTGGAGTCCTTGGCTTCCACCTAATCCTTGAACACCTTGTAATCCTTGAACTCCTTGGGTCCCTATTAAACCCTGGACACCTTGTAAACCTTGAATTCCCTGTAACCCTTGTAGTCCTTGAGTACCCTGACTACCAGCAACACCTTGGACTCCTTGTAGACCTTGAGAGCCTTGAGCACCAACTAAACCTTGAACTCCTTGACTTCCCTGCAATCCTTGAGAACCTTGACTTCCACCCAATCCCTGAAGTCCCTGAGTTCCTTGACTACCTTGACTTCCGATTGAACCTTGAATGCCTTGTACTCCTTGATTTCCTTGTAGTCCTTGAAGTCCTTGAATACCATTTAATCCTTGTACTCCTTGCAAGCCTTGACTTCCCTGTAATCCTTGGCTACCTTGACTTCCAACTAAACCCTGAACACCTTGCAACCCTTGAACTCCCTGTGTTCCTTGTAAACCTTGGACTCCTTGAAGACCCTGACTGCCAATACTTCCTTGAATTCCTTGCAATCCTTGTAGTCCTTGACTACCGATACTCCCTTGAACTCCTTGCAAGCCTTGGCTACCCTGACTTCCTATACTACCTTGAACACCTTGCAACCCCTGCAAACCTTGAACTCCTTGTAATCCTTGAGATCCTTGCAGTCCTTGAGCACCTTGATTTCCCTCTAATCCTTGAATACCTTGGACTCCTTGCACTACTTGAACGCCTTGTAGTCCCTGTAATCCTTGAATACCTTGAACTCCTTGAACTCCTTGAGTGCCTTGCATTCCCTGTAATCCTTGAAGCCCTTGCAATCCTTGAATACCTTGGGTTCCTTGAACTCCAGCGATTGGTAATAATGACCATTTAAGTTCACCATCTCCAATTTTTAGTATATTATTTGTTGTATCATATCCTGGCTCTCCAGCCTCTAATACTGGATCGACATCTATCCACTCAGCATATGAACCTTTACGAAGCGTAAAAATATTATTTGCAGGCATAATTGATCCATTTATAAAGGTAGTCAGGTATATAGTAATATACACTGAATTAATACATACTATGTCTGTCTATTAAGATTGGCAATATTAATTAAATATATGCTTTTCTATATTTTTGATACTATTACTGTATAGAGGTGCGAACTTTGGATAGTCTATTAGGTCTGGATGAATCCACCAATCTTCAAAAGGAGTAACATCGTCTATAGATACATTTCCAATTAATAGTTTATACCCTAAAGATTGAAGATAATTCCTAGATTTTTGTCTATATGATCTAGTCATATCTAAATAATAATCATGCTCATATGTTATAATTGAGAATCTATATTTATCAAAAGGAATGGATAATAGAGTTTCAAATGTTTTGGCCGGAGGTTCACAATCTAACTGTAAGTAATCAAAATCGGTACCCATATTTAGTTCATCTAGTATGACTCTATAATTCAACTTGGTAGCATCTCCCTGCATAATCTTATTAGATCTACTTGATTGAAATTTACTAACTAGATCAGGATTTATTTCTATAGACAATCCTTGCCACCCGTATGTCTTTTCCAACAGATAGGTATTATTGCCAAAATAAGGATCTCCTGCCCCTATCTCTAAATATTTACCATTTCTTTTACCATCTGTTGCAGATAAGACGAAAAGGTCTTGATAGGCCTGGGAGTAGTTTTCTTCAATCTCTTGGGATCCATCAAATTTAATCTTTAGTCTGCTATACTGACTCTTATGATATTTAAGGTGTTTTTGTTTTTTCTTTTCGATCTCTGTTAGATGATATTCAACACTAGCTAATTGATCATTTGTTAGTTTATGATTACTATCTATAATAGAATTTAGTAATGATCTAGACTCATCTATTTTATCCCAACTATTAGCTCCTATCGCCTTGCACAATAATAAGGACTCTTTACCAGAATATCCTATATCTATTTTAAGTGGAGCATTATTAAACTCACAAATTTCTGAAGCTATAGAAGAGTAAGTATAGCACTCATACCATTGATGATATCTTTCGTAATGTTTTGATAATAAAAAGTAGGCTTCTGGTCTTTTCGGTAAAAGCGTTATAGCATGTTTTAGTAGGTGAGTAGACGTAAAATCCCTACCACCCTGAGAGTTGAAACAATAATATCCACGTATTAAACACTCATAAGATAAATTGATATCTTGTGTTCTTTCTGCGCATCTTAAATAATGACTAAATGCTGAAGCGGTATGTCCAACTTTTTCGTACTCATAAGCAAGATTAAAGTTTAGTTGGTCATCTTCTGTATTTAGGGTGAATTGAGTAAGAGTATCGGTAGGAGAATCATCAGTTAGTTCAAATGCCCAATCGTATTCATGTAAAGATTCTACTCTCCTATATCCAAAAGAAGCTAATTTAGTTAGTATCTTAGACATGTTTGATCCAATATGTAGTTTTTCGAATTCTATTCTTTTAATACTATATTTATCAAGATCTAGATTCATCAATATATCTGGTTCCAAACCCTCTATGTCTATTAAAAGCCAGTCTATATCTTTTAATTTATGTTTATCTAATAAATTTTCTATAGATAAAGCATCCACTTTGAAAGAATGAATCTCTCCTAAAGCCCAGCAATATTCGTGCTTTTTAACGTGATTAATATCGTATGAGGCCACTTGTTTATCTGGATCTTGATCGTGGTAGAATATCTCTAGAAAGTATTCACTACTATCTTTTGGTTTGATAGCAATGTTTTCTATGATAGCATTTTCATATCTTTTATAACAACTCTTAAGCTCATCAACATGCTCTGGATTTGCCTCAATAAATAATCCAAATTTTAGCTCTTTATAGTTTCTTAATAAGTATTTTGAAAGATTATCATATCCGCGATGAGACCCAAGCTGAACAACAGTTATTGGATCTTTATAAGTATGATTATTGATCTCTAATACTTCTTTTTTATATCCGTCGTTCTTCCACCAATTTAAAATATGATTATAAGAACTAATATGTATTTGATCATTAGACTGTGAGAAACTAGTATTTGTATTAATATCTTCTATAAAGAGTGGCATATTATATACAACACCAGCTCCCTCAAATAGAATATTCTCTACAATAGGAAATAGATCGTATGTTGTATACTCTCCGGGACTAATCTGAATTTTAGTATTAAAGTTATCGAGGTTAAAGTGAGTGTCCGAAATGTAGTATTTGCTAATTAATTTCTTGGCATATTCTCTTTTAATCAAATAGGCCTGACATCCCCAGTCACTATTTAATCTTAATCTGGTTTTTATCTCTAGATTATCAAAAGATTCTCTAATACAACTAAGTTGAACACATTCCCAGTCTTGAGGTAAAGACTCAATGAATTCAGAAAAATTAAAATTCCAATAGCTAATAGTCTCTAAACTAATATCATCTTCCATGATCAAAACATACTGATCTTCTGAAGATTCGAGCCAGCTCTTAATAGCTAATAAATGAGATGTGGTAGGCCCCTTGCTATTCTCATGTATATTACTTATATATCTACCAGTAAGAGTAAAATTACTTTCTTGATATGGTTTAAATTTTGCTATCTTATAATTTTCTATCCCATATGCAGAACATTGATCAATAAAGTTATCTATTCTATGGTCTGATCCTTCTGTGGTTATGCAGATAATACTTGTCAATTTATCGAATTCAGACATTTAGTAGACTTTCTATAAAATCAATTGGACACTCTAGTAAGAATGAGGAGTTATCTTGGAATCCAAAAGTTATTAATAATTTATCTTGATATTGAGCCATACCACACGAGAACTCTATCTCTCCACCAAGAAAATCAAAGGGTTCTCCATAAGATACTACATTCCAGTTCTTGTCCCATAGTATAAATCTATGTCGATATTTAGCATTCTTTCTACCATTCATATTATTGAATAAATTAACCTGATGAGTTAAAGCTAATCTATAATTATCTTTCCAAGGAATAACCTGAGATCCACCCCTGTAGTCATGACTCTGGGGACGATATGTTCCAAGAAATACCGTCTCAGTAATACCCTTATCCATATCGACTTTTACAACCTCAGTAGGATTGCACCACTTTACATAATGGTATGGCATATCTAAAATTGGCATCCAGTTTTTTTCACAATAACTATCATTTGCTCCGGGAGTAGGAATACGAAATCGTGATATTTCTTTAAAAGTATTATCTTCGTAAACTATCTCAGATAATTCCATTCGACCCTGACCATTAGGAGTAGTATCTCTTCTTACGCCTGTACCATATAACTTATTATTCCATTCAACCAATCTTATATCTTCTAGTCCAACAAATTCCCATATCGGAGTAACATCTAACTTAGAAGTATCTATTTTAGAATAATTAAGAATGTCATAATTACTATTTAAATTACATAGATAATTATTAGTTATTAGCCTCATATCATTTTCTCTATGAAGATACTGAAGTGGTCCCCATGGGTGGCAAAATTTGCCTTTCTCAGCATGGTATAGAGTATATTCGACATGTCTTAAATTAACTAGGATAGAATCCTTATAAATCAAAATGGATGGATTTGTGAGTCCTGTACCATTAGTTAAAGAAGAGTCTATCAGTAACTTATTTATCCTACCGCCATTCAGAATGGCCAGTTTTGCGAAATTATCCATTTAAAAATCCTATTCCAGAATTCGGCCTATACTATATATTAACCTATGGAGTTCCTCCGTCAATAATACAGTGTACTAGTGTGGTTGGAGAAGCTATACTTAAACCACTAATCATACTTAATCCATTTAATTCAGTATAACTATTTCCTAAATAGAATGTTGAACCACCAAGAGAAAGACCACTAGAGTTTATTTGTGTTAGTCCTGTGGAACTATCGTAATATACTCCGATACCTGATCCTGGAATAATGCCACTTAGACCGATAATCTGCTGAACATCAGTTACGCTAACACTTTGACCAGATGGTAAAAGGCCACTAACTGCAGTATTAAAGTCAATAATTTTAGTATGATAAAAGTCTGGAAAATCACTAGCTAATAATTTATCTGTATTACTAATTTCTATAGTATTTGTACTAGAAATTTCAACAGTGGTATTCTGATTTTCTACAAAACTAGTCTCAATCTGAAGAGAGTTTCTATTTTCTTCTATAATTTCGACTATAAAATCACTCATACTTCACACTCTAAGTTTGAATCTGATTGACTATATCTCTTAGTGATAGATAATGTGCCGAATAAAATTCTTATGGTATACTTACCACCCCCAGTATATAACTCATCTGGAGATTGTAGTTCTAGATCGTACTTGGCATTAGAAAAATTAAAATCATTGGTCGTAGAAGCAGGGAATAGAAGAGTTAATTTAGCTTCTGGCCCATCAATTTCAAAACTATATAAAGAAGAATCTTCATTATGGGAAGTAAATACTTGGGTATCTCCAATATTTGTTTTCCAAGTTAATCTAGCACACCAGTCATTTAAAGGAATAGGATTTCCATCTCCATCCTTATAAATAAGAGATAACCTAAAAGATGTACCTTGTTCTATAGCAAAGTCATATTTGGCTGCTGACATATATAAGCCTATTCATATAGTAGTTACATAGTTGTCTATATAACTAGATACACCTTTGTAAGATGTTTAAGTACGTAACGTAGTATAAAAGAAAAAGGGCTGGTTTTAGCCAGCCCTAGTTCAATGATTCTCTTATTGAGATCTAACAGATTAGAGAGCGCCGAGTAGAACTCTGCGGTTGTCGAGAACAGCAAAGCCTAGTTCTGCCCATCCGTAGAAACCAGCTCTCTTCTGACGATGTAGTGTATCGTCTTCGAAGATCTGAACTTCTTCACGAACTGGCATAATGAAGCTATCGCTCTTGCGTTGGTCAAGACCAACAACAATCTCACTCTTACTGCCGGGTAGTGAGCCGCCGAGGATATTGCTATAGAATAGCTGATACTCTTGGCCAACACCTAGCTCATCTAGATCATGTAGGTTGACACCGAAGACACGGTTTAGTGTGCCATCAGCAGCAGTATAGATCTCACGACGAGTTGTTTCGTCGATCTGGTCGATACCCCAGTTGCGGATGTCTTCCATACTTTCTGGTGAGACGTAAAGATCTGTTAGGATACCACGATTATTACTAGCCGAGTTACCACCAGCATTTCTACGCATAACTGTCTTCATGAGACTTACGAGACGCTTTGTGAACTGATTGTTGGCAGCATCGCTGTCGAAAACAACGATATTGCGATCAACACCAGCAGCTAGTAGAGTGTGCCATCCGTCATCATTCATCTTCTTGACGAATGAACCTTCTAGTACTTCCATAGCACGACCAACAACGTCCCAACGGGCATCGCGGGCATACTTTAGAAGATAGTCGATACTGGAACCAATATCATATACTGGCACCATGACGTAATCACTCTCAACATGACGTTCTGGAATATAACCATGGTTTGGAATGGTATATGCCACAAAGTCCTTCTCTGTTCCAGGAGCAAGGAAGTCCAATGGGAATTCTGGAGTAGCGCCTTGAGCAAGCTTAACTGGCTCGAAGATGCCGTCAAGAATATCACCACTGAGCAAACCTTTTCTCAATGGAAGCTCAAGAGCCTTTGCAAATTCTGCATTAGCTGCTAGAGCGACTTCACGATTCTGTGAACCAGAACGAACAAGTAGGTCTGTTAATTCTGGTGTAGGCTGAAATTTCTGAGTTTTAGCTGACATTTTTAGTTTTCTCCATTATCAGGTGATATTGATATCTACTTTGACGTAACCATCTGCATCTTTGCCACCAAGGAATCTTCCAACTTTTACGCTGTTTGTACTAACTGTGGTGAGCTTACCATCACCGTCATAGTAAGCATCAGCACCGGCAGTTGGAGAAACGGCAGCTACCATATTTGTAACAACTTGTCCCTGACGAAGAACTGTAACCTTAGAGCCTACAGGAACTTCATCACGATACCAGTTGAGATGCTGTCTAGTTAGGTCATAACTGACAACGTCATTTAGCAATAGACCGGCTGGTTTTGTTCCGGATGGGGTGCCTGTTGGATAAGCAACAGTAGCATTACCGTCATCCATAGCAACACCGCTACCAGAAGTTACATGAACAACAACTCCGCCACGTTCGGCAGCAGTGTCCATGAAATTTGAAACGTCTGTGTATGATTCAACACGATGTGGTTTAAGAGCCATGTTTGTATTCTCCCTATGAAATTAGTGTTTCTTACCGAGTCTGCTGGAAACGAATTCGACCAATTCTGCGCGTGTTGTCTCAACGGATGATGTTACTTCTCCGCCAACACCAAGATTAACTCCAGCTTCTACTTCTGCTGTTTCTAAAACAGAAGCATCAACTGTATTTTGTGAAGCTGTCTCTTCTTGACTACTAGCTTCTACTGTATCTTGATCAGCTGCTTTCTCTTTCTTCTTTTCTGCTTCTTTCTTCTTTTGTTCGTCCGTCATGAGCCAAGGTGGCATCTTTCCAGCAAATAGAGAAGTCATAGCAGCAAATGTGTCATCATCCATGCTCTCAAATTTATCGACTGTAGCGTTAGCTGTATCAGCATCTAGGCCATTTTCGATTAGAGCAGCAGCTCTTTTCATCTTCTTTTCTTTCTTCATCATCTCTTCTTCTTTGGCCTTATATCCTGCAATAGTTTCGAGAGCAGCTTCAAGTTCAGACTTAGTCTTCTTCATATCTTCTTCTTCTTTGAGCATCATCTCGTCTTTCTTCTTGGCAGCTTCTTCCTTCTCTGCGGCAAGAGCTTCTTGAGCGGCTGTTAGCTCGGCAATGGTTTGCTCTTTAGCTTGTACTTCGGTCTCTAAAGCGGCTACTTTATCCTTTAGCTGAGATACTACTTCAGCTGAAGAACTTGTCATAGCTTCGATTTTAGTTTTTAGTTCAGCCACTTCTGCTTGAATATTTTCTAAGTTCATAATGTTATTCTCCACATTAAGGTTGGTCTGATTATCAAATACACCCGCAATCGATAAATCTTCAAATTTTTCGGTTGAATTTTTTAAACCCGGTTCGTCAAACATATTTTTAGTAAAAATTATGCTATCAGGATTTGCTGGTTTATCAACAAAACCTTTGCCGGAAAAAGTAATATTACGTAATACTCTACCTATCTTATAATTATCATGTTCGCCTTGTCCACCATATGATCTTAAATATTTTGTTAAATATGCAGTAGCTTCATTTCTAGGTAATATTTTATATTCACCAGTACTCTTATTGATTAATCCATAATCAAAATTCTTAAAGAAACACTCCATACTAACATACTTAGAACCATTCTCTATTTCTGCTATTAATTTATCGGCTCTATTTTTTAGATCAACATTAGAGAATCCCTTATAGATTACTGAGCCAGTTAAAATATGATATTTTTCTGGTAAATTTTCTATTGCAGTAGCATCGTCTATTAGGATTCCATCTTCTGTGATTGGCCAGTTAGATGTAATATGACCAATAATGGTGGCCTCATCATGTTCAAGATTAGTAGGCTTATCTTCTGGGGTATTTCTAGCTGCCCATACTTCGTCTTTATCGAAGATATCGTCATTTTTGTTCCAAGATGAACTGACTAAAATAGATTGAACATAATAAAGATCTGAGTCATTGAAGGAGGCTAGGGACTTGATCTCTTTAACATTATGCTTGTTATGGTCAATAGATGGAGTAACAGCAGAAGCATATGTTATGGATGCTGATGCTGTTAGTTTTTCTGATAGACCATCTAGTTGTTCTTGCTCAAAAATTTTCATAATTTTCTCCTATTCTTTAGGATGAATACACCAAGCTGTAAAAAGACGCTTTTGCTTGCTTCTGGTCATCGACTGATAGTGACTGATCTAAAGTTTGTTCTATAGACTTAAGCCAGTTTTTATACTCTATGAGAGTATCTTGTGTTGCAGATGTGTCGATCTTTGAGAAAGCATTAATAACCGACTCTGTATCAACTTTGGACATTGGCTGTAAACTGAATAATATTTTGGTACGAGTTTCTTCGGCCTCTTGAAATTCAATTGAACTTAAACTTCTTAGATTTTTCTTACTATAGAATTCAAGTAAAATTGGATTCATTATTTCATTGATCTTATCTTGGGATTTACTTGCCCAGATCATTATACTCGCTCCGGTCTGTGGCTTGAAAACTTTTGTTTTTCTTTTTTCGGTGTCCTTGGACATTTTCGGTCTGCCTTGTCCGGGAACCTGAGGCAACGATTCAGGAGAATCGTTTGCCAACTTCGGAGAACCACCGCCAAAAGGAGCAGCTGGAACTTTTAATTCCAAGGCTGTCTTTTCTCCCGACTTCTTTTTTTCTAACTCTAGCCCAACCTGACTAGGAGTAACAACTCCTCCTTGTAAGGCTATCTTCTTCAAGCTATTCTCTAGCTGTGGATCATGCCAAGGTCCAGCCTTCTTTGCCATGCGGTCACTCTTTCTTTCTCTTGTCTCTCTGTTGAGTCTAGATTTCTCCATATCTGGATCCATACCGAACTTAGTTTGGAGTAGCTCGTCGCTAATAAGGCTTCTATCTGCTAACTGAATTAGTAGTGCTTTTTCGCTATTCTCATCACTAAGATCCATTCTATCAAATTCAATCTTAGCCGGATATTTAAATCCCATAGCTTTTTGTACTATTGCAATTTCATTTTCCCAAAACCTTATTAAAACATCTCTGCCATATTGTAGTCTTTGTGTTAATGTCTTTAGAGATATGAAATTATTAGTAGTTCCAGCAGCACCGAATGTACCAGTTAATGTTGGAGGAATTCCTAATCCAGCGTAAACAGCATTCATATGAGGAATATATTTATTCTCTCCTAAAAATTGATGAACATTAGTATTAGACTCTAATAGTTCAATATCTGGCCCCCAAATTAAATCCATGCTTCCGCCACCAGTATTATTTCCTAGAATCTGGGCTAACTTAGCAGTCGCCGCTTTTGTTGGTGCTATCTTGTGTTCTAAATTACCTAGTTTAAAAATTCTAATGTTAGATACCGCACCATCCAAAGCAGCCATATCAGCAAGCTTTAACTTTTCAACTACTGTCAAATCATCCATAATAGCATATATCATTGGATACGCCCAAGCTTGCCAGTCATCTTTCTTGTAGTGAAATACCAATGTTTTATTTGGATCTAAGGGATATCCATGTTGAGTTTTAGCTGATTCAATAATTTCTTTTGGTAGTCCAGCTAATATTTTTCTCTCTGCGTCTGACTTTGGTGAATTTATTTGATTTCTTAAATTTCCTGGTAGCTGTAATTCATATGTTTTATCATCAACGAAAGAAGATAATGCCCCAGCTACAACATCCACGAAGATAGGATCAATAAAAGTATATCTCCAAGGAATTTCTCTTTTATCTACAGGCATCACATCAATATCAGAAATTTGATAATCAGCAGCTCCCAAACTTTGATATAGCTTATCTGTGACCTTTAAACTAATCTTAGCAGTTCTCCTATCAATAATAACATTACCAGACTTATAGAGATTATTTAAGAATCTTTCGCTTCTATCCTTGCCATTTATCTTCTTAAACCATCTTCTGTAAAATCTTTCTATTCTTTTATTTCTATGAGAAAATCTGATTCCCTGAGTGGCAAAATCTCCCATAAGATCAATAACATTTTTAACTAAACCAACTCGCTGATAAATATCTTCTGCTCTTGCTAGTATTGCTTTTAGCTTTTTTGGTACCGCTTCGTCTGGTCTAAAATAGTCGTAATCTGTACGAGTAAAACCAGGACGGCTTCCAGTAATTCCATCAAGATTAGAATAGTCTAATCCATATCTACGCATAGCTTCGGCTTTTTGAACCACCGTAAACTCATCCAAAGATGCGGAGGATCTCTTTAGGGCTTCCTGCTTACTGGCTAAATCATCTCCCCATGTGATATAAGCATCTTCAGGAATTATATTAGCATTTTTAATCACATCTTCTTTAGGTTTCTTTTTAGCCATAATTTTATTCTAATTGTAATAGTATCGTGATTGGATTACCTAAGATAATATTTAGTAATACACTTATTCTCTATAAATACCCGTATAAATATCGTTATTAGCAGCATTCGTAAACCATTCTGGCCCCTTATACATTTGACCATTATGATTAACCATTTCTCTAGCTCTTCCTCCTACAAAATCATATTCTACTCCCTTTAAGGTTCTAGCCATTTGTCTAGCAACCATATTAGCTATTAATAGTGAACTATATCTATCTTTACGCAACCTACCTTTTTTACCGTTTGGCATTTTAACTTCTGGAGTATCCCAACGGTCTCTGGCATTTGGTCCAGTACTTGTTTGAGTCATAACGATAGTTGTTAGCTCATTCTTAAGTTCTTCTATTTCTAAAATGCATTCACTTAAGCTATCATATATTGGATTTAACTCACTTTCCAAAATGTCCTTACCTTCTCTCTCTAGCGCCAATCCTAGTGTTAAGCTATCGAATCTTGGAAATAGTAATACTTTATCCTCAAAATCTTTTCTTAATCCGTGATTGGCCTGAGCAGTCCAGTCCGCCTTGGCGAACTGCACCAATTCAATAAGATGTAAGCCAGCTTGATCATCTGTATCTTTACTTTTGTCTGGATTTATTATTGGCCAAATTAGATTTTCTCCTTCTTCAAGCTTGGCTGGATCATGTAAGGATTCTTCTATTGCAACACCACCTCCCTGAGCATCAAGTCCTATGCGAGCACATGGGAAAATCTTCATTAGGTTTCTGATCTTACGACAACAGAATCCATAAAAGTCATGATCTTTTACTAGTCCTGTTTTTAGTCTTTCTTTAAAATTACTACGATTAGTAGTCCAGCAATACACAATTCTATTATGATCAGGATAAACCTCTAGGATTATGATACTAAAGTTATCTTGCTCAGATGCTGGATCGATCCCGTATATGTACTGAGCTTTTGGATTACCTATTACCATAGCGTCAAAAGATACAGTATTACCAGATATAGATATTGGCTTAGAATCTGAAGTAACACATCCTTCTACTAAACTTCTTCTAAAAAATCCTTCACTGTCTGTTACGAAGCAAGCAGCATATTCCATATTATATATTCCGCTATGAATAGTTGCTCTTGCTCTACTAACCTGTTTATCATCCATGAAGCCTTTAGGAATTAATTCATAAGGAATTCTGATAATACTATAGTCTTTCCAGTTAAAATTACTAGGTATTTCTCCTTTAAATAACTCTTCTAATTTACGTTCATCTCCCTTGCTCTCTATAATACCCTTGTATCTTTTCCAATAACTGGCAAAATGCTTGAAGTCATAATCCGCTGTTCCTGATATGATTGCCTGATTACCCATCTTATATTGAAGCTGTTCAAGCTCTTCATTCCAAATACCAGCATCTTTCATAGCTTGTTTTTTAGCTTCTTCTTTCACATTCTGTATTGGACTAGCACTAACTGCCGCGAATCCTGATACTACAGTTTCATAAATATCTGGACTTATGGATGCAAATTCGTCAGCAATAATAATATGTGCTCTTAAACCTCTAATCTTACTACCATCACCCATTGGAATTGCTGTTGTCCAACTATCACCCAATCGAATAGTACATCGGTCAACGTCTCTTCTTGGTCCATCATCATTTCCATTAAATATACTGCGTAATATAGGGCTAGTTCTCCATATATTTTCCATATATTCGAAGATAATCTTACTTTGTCTAAAAGCAGCACCTACTACCACTATCTTAGTTCCAGGATAGAATGTCATTTTTAAAACACAGTATAATGCTAATAAGAATGACTTTCCCCAACCACGACTAGCTATATACATAGGAAATGATCGTATCCAAAACTCCTGAATGATAGCAACCTGTATTGGGTGTAACTCTATATTAAATAGGAGTTTGCATGTTGAACCAATATAGTCTGGATTTCTTAGTATTCTTAATAGATGAGCATCTGGAAATTCTATATCTTTTTCGGATCTATGAATCATAAGATTCTTAGATATTTCAAGATCATCAAGATTGCCTAGTCCTAGCCAAGCATTTTCAAATATCTGTTTTTGGGAGCTTTTCAAGATGATCTACCTTTTTAAGAATGTACTCTGCCATTTTTTCCGCATTATGTGCTGATCCGCAAAAACATATTTTAATATTATGTAATAGTTGTAATTCCATTATATTCTTCATAATAAAAGCTGGACTAACTTTAATATTGTTCCACCATTTTTTAGGAACAGTAGATCCTACTGGATATATAAGAACATCTTCTAAATGAAATTCAAATAGTATAAATGCATATTTTAGTTTACTTAATCTTTCAACAACATCAACAAAACGACTTTCCACAATATTATTAGCAAATTCACTTACACTTTTCTTTCTTTCAATACCAAGCAAATGTTCAAGACCATCTATACTATAGTCACCAGTATCTAATTTCCTTTTGGCTATTGCATAATTATCAAAAGACCATGGTTGTTGTTCTCTGGTATCTACGATAATAGTAAAGTTATCATTTTTCATAAAAACTCATTTATTCTTTGGTGGTTTCTTTTTATCGTTGACGATTTTAAAGAATACACCTTCATACAAAGCTTCCATATTTTTGATCATTTTATGATGTAAATAGCATAATGTTATTCCATTATCAACAATGAATCTTAAACCAGGATATTCTGCCCAAGTTTTTATATGATGGGCATTCAATTTCTTTTTAGTAGAACATCCTGGCCACTGACATTGATGATTATCTCTACTATAAACCTCTTTTCTCCACTTTTTATATAATGGATCTTGAAAATTTCTCATGATAATAATCTTATATCAGAAATTACCATCTCATTAACAAGTTCCTCAAAAGATGTATGATGAATCCAACCAAGAGCTTTCTTTGCTTTATCGCATCGACCTTTTAGATAATTAACTTCTGCTGGTCGATATAATTCAGGATCTATTTCGATATGATCTTTGTAATTAAAGCCCGCTATTTTAAATGCTAAATCTAGAAAATCTTGTACCGTATGGGTTTGTCCAGTACACAATACATAATCGTCCGCAATATCGTTATCTAACATAAGATGCATTCCTTGTACGAAATCTTTAGCGTGGCCCCAATCTCTTGAAGCTATTATATTGCCTAGTTTTAATTTAGTAGATTTTGATATTTTATTATTTACTAATCTACCAATATACTTAGTAATTTTTCTTGTAACAAAGTTTTCTCCACGTCTTGGACTTTCATGATTGAATAAAATTCCCGAACAAGCGTATAGACCATAAGCTTCTCGATATATTTGTAACATTCTATGACTAGATAATTTAGATACAGCATAGGGACTTTGAGGAATCAATGGAGTGTCTTCATCTTGATACTTTTCGCCATTAGGATCTATCGAATAGTTTTTCCCAAACATTTCGCTGGTACTGGCTTGATAGAATTTAGTATGAGAAGATCGATGTCTAATTCCTTCTAATAAATTAATTATGCCAATAGTATTTATTTCAAACGTTGTTGATGGCTGATTAAAACTTGTTCCAACATGACTCATCGCCGCCAAGTTATATAGTTCATCTGGCTGATATTTTTCTAAGATCTGTGAACAATCACTAGGATCAGTAAGGTCAAATTCTTCTAAACTAAAATTATCATAATAAGATAAATGATTTACTCTTTCACAGTTATTAATGCTACTTCGTCTGTGAAGACCAATCACATTATACTCTTTACTCAATAAGTATTCTGCTAAATAAGATCCATCTTGTCCTGTTATTCCTGTGATAATAGCTGTTTTATTCATTTAACACCTCGTGTTTTTTGCACAACCCAACATATTCCCTGTATTTGTTTATTCTTAGAAAATTTCTCATCTACTGCCTGATTAACACCAGACCAATTATAATCATGTCCAGCAATGTAACCATTTAATTTAACTTTAGGATACCATGTTTCTATATCCTCCTTAACATCTTCGTATTCATGAGACATATCAATAAATACTACATCCAAAGATTCATCTTTAAAATCTTTGGCTGCTTCCACTGACAATTTTCTTATTGCAGTAAATTTTCTGTCGCCCATATTTTCTAAAAAGATATCATATATATCTGTTCTTGTAGCTAGCTCGTGAGCGTTAGTTAGTTCGTTTTTTGATCCTTTCCATGAGTCTACAATAAAAACATTAATATTTTTAGTTAGTGATTGAATCTTATCGCATAAGTACGAAGAACTTTTACCCAGCCAAGCCCCACCTTCTAAAAAAGAACCTCCATCAGGGATTGTATCTATAAGAAAGTCTAACGTATCGCTATAGTCAAACCATCCATCTATTTCGTATGAATTTTTCATAAATTTTCTCCTTCATTTTTATTCGTTATTATCCTCGTCTTTTAAAACGCTTTCTGGAGTTAGTATGGGTCTATCGATTTTTCTATCTTCGTATGAATGATATTGCTCTAATTTTTCTTTGTATTTTGCGGTTGCAAGAGCCAATATTTCCATCTCGCGTCCTTCTTTTTCCCTGATTTCTTCATCTTCTAACATTCGTATAAGGCCCGACCAGGAGCTTTTACCGTCCTCGATTCTTTTGATTCTTTGCTCTCTGGTAGCTTTTAAATCTTTACTTATTTTTTGTTGCTCATTAAGTAGCTTAGTATATTCATTTGTATAATTAGCAATACTATTTCGAGCAAAACTTAATTGAGTTTCAAGATTGGCCAGTCTTGGAATATCTCTATCAATTTCGTCTTTTGAGTATTCTTTATCAACAAGACGTTGTAGCTTGTCAGTTTCGGCAATATGTCGTTTGCGTTCTTTCATGCTGCGATTGATAAGAATATCTATGGTGATAAATTGTTTGATTTGAAGTTCTTCGGCTGGCAAAACATCTTCACGAAACTGCTTAATTAACCCTACCCACGTATCTTCAAAATACTGAAGTTCGCCCGTAGAGTCGTCGAACTGTCTTTTAATCTCATTCCAGAAGGTTTTAGTATGTAGTTTTTGTTTTAAAGATTCAACATTACTTTTTTCGTCATCTGAAACCACTAATTGATTTTCAGTAATATATCTTTTGATAGGAGCAGCATTTCTATTAAGAGATTCTGCAATTTCTTCTATTTTCATAGATTCAAAATTATCTCTTATAAATTGTTCTTCAGCTAAACTTAGCTGTCCTCTTTTTCTTGGCGGATTGTCTGGTGCCATTCTGAATTCTCCATTAGTTCTAATATGTGCTTTTGAAGTTTGACCAGATACTGTTTGGAAATTTTAGTTCCATGTTTTAGTTTTAGATAGGTTTCTCTAAATTCATTTTTAATATTAGCGTCAAGGAATTTTATAATCTCTTGATTTTGAACCAAATTGGTAAAGTCGTCGTTAGCTAAATGATGAGAATGAATTTCATGTTCAATGTGGGTTGGCTGCATAATATTCTTCTTAGCAGCATTTCGATTATTCCATGAGCTATATAATTCACATTCATCTTTATCAGTATATTTAGAGCATTGATTTTGAGAACATTTATATGCTTTATCGAACAAAGGGCATGTTAAGCAGGGTTTATCGGGCCTTTGGTAATTGTTTCGTTTGTAATTAAAGAGACGATTACGAACATGAGTCCAAAGGAAATTTTCTAGTGGGCGACTATTATCATATTTTTCTAAACCTTCTATGGCAAAAATGGCTGCTTGTTGTTTCATATCATCAAAGTCGTGATATCCAAATCGAAAACGATGACCAAGTCTTCGTGCTATATTATCTAAAACTGTTAAAAATTGTTCTTCAGTAACTCCATTGGGCAATGAGTGCTCTGGAATTATAGTCTTGGGTTTTGGTTTTTTAATATTCTTTTTGATCGATATTTTACTATTCTTTTTTTTCTGTACCATTAGGTTCCATATTATCATGTAGTAATTCGGCTATACTCTTACCCTGGGGCAATTTAAGGTCATTGAGGAAATCCTCTATGGATCCTGATGACTTAACAGTTAGCGTGGAGTTGGCCAAATTTAAATCGTGAATACTCATTTCTTTCTCCTTGCGTGAAACTGACCAATACTTAATATAATAAGGTTGGCGAATTTTTAGTCAATATTTGGCTAAAGAGTAATGATTACTATTTACAAAAAGGAACGGGAAATATGGCTAATTATAAAAAGTGGACAAATACTGAAACTGATTTTATCAATAATAATCACAGAATCATGAATGATGAGACTTTGGCTAAGGAATTGTCTCAGATGGTTGGTCAGGAAGTTACTACCGCTATGATTCGAAGACAACGCCGCAAGCTTAATCTGAAGAAGGATCGTGGTCGTCCTCGTAAGAATAGCTCTGTTCAAATTAATAGTCAGGGTTGAAAAATGAAGAAATTAATAAGTCTTTCGGTATTATGTTTAGCCGTATTATTAAGTTCTGAGGCATCTGCTTTTGAATGTTTCTGGAAACATAATCAGCAACAAGTGATTAGTGTTCCAGTAGTTCAATATGTTCCTGTCCCAGTTACTTATTATTATACTCCAGTAGTAGTTCAACCAGTAATAGTTCCTGTGATAATTAGGCCAGTTGTACAGGGAGTGGTGGTTCCTAGGGTTCAATACTTAGTAACTCCAGTAATTAATTATGAATATCATAGAGTATATAGATACTGAGGTGACTTATGTGTGGAATAGTTGCATATAGGGGCAGGCAGAAATGCTTGCCCTTTTTGCTTGATGGATTAAAAAGATTAGAGTATAGGGGATATGATAGTGCCGGGGTTGCTTATATCATTGGAGATAAGATATTCGTACAGAAGCAAGCTGGTTGTGTGGGGGATTTGATAACTAATAGGATAGATTTTGAGGTTGAGTCCTATATGGGAATGGGTCATACAAGGTGGGCTACTCATGGAAAGCCTTGTTTAAGGAACTCTCATCCTCATGTTACTATGGATGATAGATTAGCTATTGTTCATAATGGTATTATTGAGAATAATGAGACTTTAAAAAAAGAATTGAAAGAAAAAGGATACATGTTCAGGTCTGATACTGACTCTGAGGTGTTGCTCTATTTAATATATGACTATTTGATATCTGAGGCTCCTTATTTATTTGACGCTGTTAGGTTGGCTCTGGAGAGAGTTGTGGGGGCTTATGCTATTGTGGTGATGGATAGAAAGTTGGATAATAGAAAGAATCTGGTGGTGGCTAGAAAAGGAAGTCCTTTGGTGATAGGGGTGGGGAAAGAAGATGGTGAGTATTTTGTGGCAAGTGATCCTATTGCCATAGTTAATTATGCAGATAGGTTGGTTTATATGGAAGATAATACTATTTGTCGAGTGGGTGATAATTTAACCATGTTTAATATGATTGAGGGGGAACTTTCATCCTGTAATATATTAAAAATGGAACATCAGTTATATGATATAGAGAAGGGTAATCATAATCATTTCATGATGAAGGAAATATTTGAGCAGCCTGAGCGAATTAAAGATTGCTTGGCTGGTAGAATACATGGATATAAGATAAAGCTTGGGGGATTGGCCGGTTATGAAGATATATTAAGTCAGGCTAAACATATAACAATAATATCGTGTGGATCTTCGTGGCACTCTGCTTTAATGGGAAAGTATTATATAGAAGAGTTTGTGGGAATTAAAGTTAGTGTGGAATATGCTAGTGAGTTTCGATATAGAAAACCAGCTATAGGATTGGGCGATATTGTAATTGGTATTAGTCAGAGTGGGGAAACAGCAGACACATTAAACGCTATGGAGATGGCTAAAAGTAAGGGTGCAGTTGTAATAGGAATTTGTAATGTTGTTAATTCGTCGTTGGCAAGATTAACGGGGGCTGGAATATATACTAAGGCTGGAATGGAAATTGGTGTTGCAAGCACAAAAGCTTTTACTAATCAGGTGTTGAGTTTGATACTATTGGCTCTATGGATGGAACAATACAAGGCTTATAGAAAAATGGATATTGATTATAGACAGTTGGTTATTGGTGGGCTTAAAGATTTAGCAGAGCTGATTGATCAAACGCTGACTTTGGAAGATGAAGTGAAAATAATAGCTCAAAAATTCATGACAGCAAAGAACTGTTTGTTTCTGGGACGTGAATATAATTTTCCTATAGCTCTGGAGGGGGCCTTAAAATTAAAAGAGATAAGCTATGTTCATGCTGAGGGATATCCTGCTGCAGAAATGAAGCATGGGCCTATAGCTTTGATAGATAAGAAGATGCCGGTGATTGTCTTGGCAAATAATAAACAACAGTATGATAAGATACTAAATAATATTAAAGAGATACAAGCTCGTGAGGGAAAAATAATTACCTTATATAGTGGAGACGAATATATCGGGGATTATGGAATTATGGTTCCTGATACTATTGATGCTTTGTGTCCATTTGTAAGTAACATTATAGTTCAACTATTTGCTTATCATTCAGCGGTTTTAAGAAACTGTAACGTGGATAAGCCTAGAAATCTGGCAAAAAGCGTAACTGTAGAATAATGAAAATATAAGGAGTACAAATTATGAGAGCAAAAGGAAGTAAAGACAAAAATAAGAGAAAAATTAAAACTATTTTGGATGGAATTCAAGAAAGAAATCTGATAGAAGATTATGAAAAAGGATTTGGAATATCTGAACTTAGAAAAAAATATAATGTGACAAAACCTTATATAAGTAGTATGTTCAAGTCAAGAAATATTAAAAAAAGAATTTATCTATCAATTATAAAACAATGGGAAACGATTGATAGTATTACAAATTTAAAAGAAAATATTAGTGGTGTTTATGGAATATACTTTATTAATAAAAATGATTATAATGATATAAAGCTTTATATTGGAAGTAGTGTAAATATTAAATCTCGATTGGGTGAACATTATAGAAATTTAAAAAATAATAATCATCGCTCAAAACTATTATCGAAATATTTTTTTGATGAAAATTACTCTATGGTTTTTTCTATCATAGAGAGATGCTCTGAAGAATTTATTTTGCAGAGGGAGGCGTATCACTTGCATGAGTATAATAAGAGCTGTTTAATAAATATGTGGAAACCTACGAGAGAAGAAGATTTGAGGCCTTGGTTAGAAAAAGCAGTAACTTATTCTTCTTATAATAAACATTATACAATTAATACTGATACTGGATGTAAAGAAAGTAATAATGTCCATAAAAGTGGATATGCTAGACTTGAGGTAGTAATTGGCGAATCAAAAGATAAAGGACAGAAGAAATATTTTTATAAGCATAGGGTGGCCTACTGGGAAAAATATGGAGAGTATCCAGAACTAATAAGACACAAATGCAATAATCCGAAATGCTATAATGCTGATCATTTAGAAAAAGGAAATCATAAGGATAATATTTTAGATAGAAGGGGCGATTTTCCTAAGATTTTTGAAGAAAAATGGGTGGAACTAAAAGGAGATTTGGAAAAGCTGACAGAATATTTTTCTGATCGATGGAAAGATAGTCAAGAATGGATGGGGAAAAAAGTATCATATGCTATATATTATTGGGAGAGGAAGCTACATTTAAGAAAAAAATATCCAGAGATACTGGATTCTAATAGCAACAGAAGATTCAGTCTGTCTTATCAAAAACTTGGAAGAAGCAAGAAGAAGATTAAGGTCCAATAAGAAGGTTTAGGTGATACATTACTGGTTTTTGCACCTCCTTGTTGTTTGTAGACCTCCTCCCGTTTTTTGTAACGTCAAAAAATTTGACCTATAAAACAGAAAAACACCCCTCTACCGTAAAGATATGAAAACAAACGACTTATGACGATCTGCCTCCCGAAAATTCGTCGTAAGTGCTTATGTACCAATACTTTACATCAAGTTTTAACGCAAGTGGTGTGCCAAAAAGAAAAATTTTATTTGGCATGAAAATATATTTTGGAATTTTTTATTTTTCCTATTGAAGTGGTCGATAAATACTGTATAATGAAAGCACAAGAGAAAACAAGGAAAGAAAAGGATAAGAAAATGAAGAATACGAAAATCATCATGAATCGGGAAGAACTGAACGAAGTGCTCTACAACAATCCGATTGAACTGGATACTCTGGTTGGTACGGAATATGCAATCGGTGGTGAATTGCTTGACGAAGCAAAGAACAATCGAAACATGATCGAATATTTCTTTCCGATGGGTGATGAAGGCGAGTTCATCGAAGTGGATAATGATGGATACGTTGTCAACGATGGAATCTATCGGTAAAAATATTTTCTAAGGTATTGACAACAAAAAAGCCGATCAGTATAATACAGAAACAAGAAACGAACGATAAAGAAAAGGAAATGAAAATGGAAATCGGATA